AAAAGTATCCTGCCTTTATTGTCAATAAGATGTTATCTGCTTTTTCAGATACCATAATGCTTGTCAATGAAATGAATAGAAATCATTTTCTTGATAAAGATATGCAGTTTCAATTTTTAATAAATAGTATTAGGTCAAAGAAGAGGTTTAGTCCTTTTTTGAGAGCGAATAAGTTAAAAGATATTGAGTGTGTAAAAGAGTATTATGGATATAGTAATGATAAAGCAAAGTCCGCTCTTGATATACTCACCAAGGATCAATTGAAATTGATTAAGGAAAAATTATATAAAGGTGGGACAAAATGAATGAATTAGATAATAGTTGGCATCCCGAAAAGATGCTCGAAGTACAATTAAAAGAACCTGATGATTTTCTAAAAGTCAGGGAAACACTAACAAGAATTGGAGTTGCCTCAAGAAAAGATAAAAAATTATTCCAGTCTTGTCATATATTACACAAACAAGGAAGATATTTCATAGTACATTTTAAGGAGTTATTTGCATTAGACGGAAAGTCAGCAAACTTTTCTGATAATGATACTGAAAGAAGAAATACAATTGCTCAATTACTAGCAGATTGGGGTCTGATTGCTATATTAAATAAAGATATTGCAGAAAAGAAAGCACCTCTTTCACAAATAAAAGTTTTATCATTTAAAGAAAAAGGTGAATGGGACTTACAAGCAAAATACAACATAGGTAAAAAAGTAGAAGATGAAGGCACCGAAGTTTAAAGAGTTTATAACTGAAAAAGTACAAAGAAGCGACATACAAGTTGCTATCTTAACAAAAATAGATGCTGACAGCAAGGCTGTTGTTAGTAATATGATATTAAAGGAATGTAAAAAGAGAAATATTCCTTGTTATATTATTAATACATCTGAAGCATGGGTATCAAAAAATGATTTAGAAAAAGGTACTTTACTTATATCTAATATTGATGGTGAAGATACCGAGATAGAGTTTGACCTTTCAAAAACAATGTGTTTTACACGAGCAGGTGTTCTTGAAGATGAAACTGGACTAGCATTATTATCAACATTTGAAAATGCTGGCGCATTTATGATAAACACTAGAAACGGTATGTTGACTTGCGACAATAAAATGTCAGCATATATTTCTTTTGAAAGAGATAATATACCAACACCAAGAACTGCTCTTATTTCAAATGAAAAAGGATTGATTCATGCCCACGAAAAACTAGGTGGTAAATATCCTGTCATTATGAAAACACTTACAGGCACCCAAGGTATTGGTGTATCAGTAGTTGAATCTGAAAAGAGTATGGTTTCAGTTGCACAATCTTTATGGAAGTTTGGCGCTGCTTTATTGCTTCAAGAGTTTTTAAAATTTGATTTTGATATTCGTACAATTGTTGTTGATGGAAGAATACTGGCATCCACAAAAAGAATTAGTGCTAAGAAAGATTTTCGTTCTAATAGACATAGAGAGGCGACTACTGAACCTTATAAGTTATCAGACGAAGAGCGTATAGTAGTTTTACAAGCCGCTCGTTCAGTTGGTGCTTATATGGTTGGTGTTGACCATGCAACAGTTAATAATCAATTATATGTTTTAGAGTGTAATGGTTCTCCCGGTGTCGGCTCAGAGTTTGCTTTATACAATACTGCTAAAAGAGAAGATACATACATTGGAAAAACTACAACAGACAATGTGATTAAAGAATTATTTGATTATCTTACCCAAGATGTTCACAGAAAATACTCATTTACTAGAGAGGCAGGATTTCACGAAAGAGTTAATATTGATGGATACGGACCTGTCAGAGCAAAACTTGACACAGGAAACGGAACTGTTGCTCCAATGTTTCATGTTGACAAAATAGATGTATCAGGTAAAACTGTGAAATGGGAAAAAGATGGCAAGAAGTTTACAAGTAAATTACAAGGCGAATCTCAAGCAACTAGAATGGGTGATATAGATGAACGACCTATTGTATTTGTAGATTTAACTTTTAATAATAAGTTTTATACAGATGTGCCTATTGGTTTAACAACAAAAGATTCAAGAAGTACATTTCTTGTTAATAGAGATTTATTGACTAGATTTAAAGTCAATGTAAATCCAAATAGAAAGTTTGTTCTTTCTTCTTGGATTGAAAGAAGCGATGGTGATGATACACAAGGAGTTAATATCAATCCATACAAATAACGCTTTACAAAGCAACTAAAATATGATATAATACAATATGAAAAGGAGTGAATATGGCAAAGAATCATCAAACTGAAAACCCTCTATTTAAGGCATTAACTAAACAATACGAATCAGATATTGCAAATGCATATGCTACATTAACAGTTTATTTTGACAATCCTGTAGGTATCGGAGAACATCCTCAACACCTAGAAGAAATGGATAAACTAGTTGATAAGATAGCAACGGCTGAGGATAAACTAAAAGCATTGAACAAACATTTTAATAATACACAAATATAATTAATGAAATTTTATACTAGCGTCTTACCATATCGTGGCAAACTATTAGTGCGAGGTATTAATCAGGATGGTAGTCATAAGAAGTTTAAAGTACCTTATAAACCTTCTCTTTTTATTCCAACACACGGACAATCTCAATGGAAAACTTTAGATGGTCGTAATGTAGGTAAAGTAAAATTTGAAAGTATCTATGAAGCAAGAAAATGGATAGATGAATACAAAGATGTAAGCAACTTTGAATATTTTGGCAATACAAGATATCAATATTCATTTATTGCTGATGAGTTTCCTGATAAGATTGATTGGGATATAAATCAAATTAGAATATTAACTATTGATATTGAGTGTGAAAGTCTTAATGGTTTTCCTGATCCTAACAAGGCAGAAGAAAAATTAATTTGTATTACTGTAAAAGACCATGCAAATAAAAACATAAAGGTCTTTGGCACAGGTAACTTTGTAAGTGACCGTGATGATGTTCAGTATATAAAATGTGCTACTGAAATAGATTTAGTACATCGCTTTACAGAATTTTGGTGTAAGTATAATCCTGATGTTGTTACAGGATGGAATGTAAAGTTTTTTGATATACCTTATCTAATGAATCGTTTTAGATATCTTATGGGTGATGATTATTTAAATCAGTTTAGTCCTTGGGGTGTTGTAAGTGAGAATACGGCAAAGATTAGTGGTTGGGAACGCAAACAAGAACAAAAGACTTGGGACCTTATGGGTGTTTCTATTTTAGATTATCTTGACCTATATCGTAAACATACATTTATCAGGCGTGAAAGATATAAACTAGATTATATAGGTGAAGTAGAACTAGGTGAAAATAAATTAGAAAATCCATACGATACTTTTCAAGAGTTTTATCAAAATGATTATCAGTTATTTGTAGAGTATAATATTCAAGATGTTGAGATAGTTGATAAGTTAGAAGATAAAATGAAATTGATTGCCTTACACTTGACAATGGCATATGAAGCGAANGTAAACTATCAAGATGTATTTGGTCAAGTTAGAATATGGGATACTATTATATACAATCATTTACGAACAAAAAATATTGTGCCACCTGCNGTTCAAGAAGAAAAAAAGTCTAGTGGTTATGAAGGNGCNTATGTAAAAGATCCANTTGTAGGATTTCACGATTGGATTTGTAGTTTTGATTTGAATAGTCTGTATCCTCATTTGATTATGCAGTATAATATATCGCCAGAAACAATGGTAGGNTTTGACCCAAACAAAGTAAGTGTGAATAAAATGTTAGATGGTTTTATTTTAGATTCATCTGACCTTGACAATAAGACAATTACACCTAATGGTGCTATGTTTAGAACAGACAAACGAGGTTTTCTTCCTGAGTTGATGGATAAACTATATCAAGAACGAGTGATATATAAAAAGAAAATGATAGAAGCAAAAAAGTTATATCAACAAACTGGTGATAAGAAATATGAAAATGAAATCGCAACAAATGATAATATACAGTTAGCAAGAAAGATTGCATTGAATAGTGCTTACGGTGCTATTGGTAATCAATACTTTAGATATTTTGATGTAAGACACGCTGAAGGTATTACAAAAGCAGGTCAACTTGCGATTAGATGGATTGAGAGGGATGTAAATAACTTTCTAAATGATTTACTTAAAACTAAAAATGTAGTTTATGTTGTGGCTTCTGATACTGATT